CTCACCGTGTTGGTCGCTATCCCACTAGAGCTAATGGTGGTGCTCCTTGGCGTGGGATCTGGGCTGATACTAATCCAATGGATTCAGACCACTGGTGGTATCGACTGAGCGAGAAGGAAACCGTTCAAGGGAAATACAAGTGGACGTTCTTTAAGCAGCCGCCGGGCATGATCGAGGTCATGCATGATGCTCCAGAGGCCATTCCTGCTGCTGGAAAGCACTGGCTGATCAATCCTGCTGCCGAGAATATAAACAATCTTGTTAACGGCTACTATGAGCAGCAGCTTGGCGGCAAGAACCTTGACTGGATTCGGTGCTACGTTGGAGGTCAGTTTGTTTATGTTCAAGAAGGCAAGGCTGTTTGGCAGGAATATTTGGACTCTCAAATGGTCCAAGACAAGATTGATTACCGCCCAGACCTACCACTACATATTGGTCTTGATTTTGGTCTTACTCCTGCTGCTGTTTTTGGGCAGCGGTTGCCAACAGGTAGGTGGAATATCCTGCACGAGATCGTATCTTTCGACATGGGCTTGGAACGATTTGCCCAGATCCTTATCGGAGACGTAAACAGCCGCTATCCAAAGGCTCAGATCTTCATCTGGGGTGATCCTGCGGGTATTGCGCGTGATGGAATCTTTGAGGTGACTGCGTTCCAGCACTTGAAAAGCCTCGGCCTCAATGCCCAGCCAACCCAGAGCAATGACTTCATGGTTCGACGCGAAGCTGGTGCTGCTCCAATGCAGCGGTTGATCGATGGAAAGCCTGGACTACAGGTGGACTCTGCCTGTGTACGGGTTCGGAAAGCCCTTGGGGGCGGGTATCACTTTAAGCGCGTTGGGGTTGGGGGTGGTACAGATCGTTTTCGAGACGCCCCTAATAAAAATGAGCACTCTCACGTAGGTGATGCTTACGGTTATCTTATGCTTGGTGGAGGGGAATTTCGCCACCTTACCCGTGGTCATACTGCTCATCATCCTAAACACCAGGTTATAGCCCCGCTGGATTTCAATGTCTTTTGATTTTATCGAACACCTCAACCAAATTCTACCAGAAGATTGCAAGGCAGTGCCATTCCACTGGGGACACTTGCACCTGATGGACCTTGATGCCGGGCAACAAAAGACAATCCAACATACACCCAACTTTGCCCAGACAGTCCAGCACTATGCCGACAATGGACACTCCGCAACCATCCTTCTTCTCGGCAAGCCCGTTCTTTCTTTCGGCGAAATGCAGATCTGGCCTGGTGTTCATGAGTTGTGGATGATGGGTGATATACCAACTTTCAAGAAAAACCCACTAAAGTTAACTAAATTATCTAGAAAGTCTATTAATAGTTTAGAAAATAACCTGATTTGGCATCGATTGCAGATAGTTGTGCGCTGTGATAATGTTTCGGCTGTTAAATGGGCGCGGACAATTGGCTTTCAATTCGAGGGTTTGGTTCGCAAATACACACCAGACGGATGCGATTGCATCTTTTATTCGAGGATAAAGTAATGGGTGGTCTTTTCTCCAAACCGAAAATGCCTGACACTTCCAAGCAGGAAGCATTGATGGCTGAACAACAGGCTTCTCTCGACAAGAAAGAGGCTGATCAGCAGAAGCAATTGCAGGCTCGCCGCGTTGCCCAGAGCCGTGGCGGTATGCAAGCACTCCTTAGCCCTGAGCGCACTAACGCAGAACAGGGACTCGGCACGACACTCGGACCTCAGTAATGGTTGCCAAGAAGTATCAAGATCCTCAAGGCGGCTTAAATGCTGCTGGTCGTGCGTACTTCAAACGCACTGAAGGCTCCAACTTGAAAGCACCTGTCAAAGGTAGCCCGTCAAGTCGGGAGGATCTTGGTCGGAAGGCTAGTTTCTTGGCTCGTATGGCTGGCAATGATGGTCCTGACTATGACGAGAAGGGCAACCCGACACGCAAACTGCTCTCTCTCAGGGCATGGGGCGCATCATCCACCGCAGATGCCAAGGCGAAAGCAAAGCGTCTGTCCGAGCGACTCAAGAAGATGAAGGACTGACTATGCTTGACCCGACAGATACCGAGGAAGAAGGCTACACTTGCCCTCGTGCTACCTACGATCTGAAGCATAACCTCCAGAATCGCAACATTGCGTTTGCCCAATACGGCTATGGCCCACCTAATCCGCATGAACCCAATGAGGTTTTCTGGATTAAGAAGGCTATGATGTACAAAGTCACGGCGTTTGAGGCCATGACAATGCGCTGCGGCAACTGCTCGGCGTTTATCAAGACCACACAGATGATTGATTGCATCAAGGCTGGTCTGGAACGCAAGCCGATTGACGAGGCTGGCTATGATGAAGTGGTCATTGCAAGCGCAGATCTAGGCTATTGCGAGTTGCTGGACTTCAAATGTGCTGCTGGTCGTACATGCGATGCGTGGCTGGTCGGTGGCCCTATTGATGATGACCGCGAAGATTTCGTGGAACTGGTTCTGAAAGTGGAAATGGAGACTGACGATGGCGAAGCAAGCTAAAGCGTTCAACGCTATGGTGAAGAAGAAGATGAAGGCAAAGAAAAAAGACTCGATGCCTATGGAAGATAGCCCAATGGCTCCAGAAGCTATGGGTATGCCAGTGAAAAAGAAGGAGATGGGTTATGCCTCTTAAAAAAGGTTCATCCCAGAAGACCATTTCATCCAACATCAAGGCTGAAATGAAGAAGGGTCATCCCCAGAAACAAGCAATTGCTATGGCTTTGTCTGCCGCTGGTAAGGCGCAGAAGCAGAAAGCTAAATAAGGAATATATTCATGGCACGAATGAAGGTTGAAGAGGTCATTAAGCGGTCCACGCTGGCTAATGCCCGTAAGGATGAATGGCGAGCAATCTATCAGGAGTGCTATGAGTATGCTCTCCCGCAACGGAACCTGTATGATGGCAATTATGAAGGTGGTACGCCTGGTCAGAACAAGATGCAGAAGGTCTATGACTCGACTGCTATTGATTCTACGCAAAGGTTTGCGAACCGTATTCAATCCGGGCTGTTCCCGCCATATCGTGTGTGGTGTCGATTGCAAGCAGGGACCGCTATACCTGCTCAACGAACCTCAGAAGTCCAGATTATATTAGACAACTACACCGAACGCATGTTCAACATCATGCGACAGACCAATTTCGATCTAGCAATGTCCGAGTTTCTGCTGGATCTGGCTGTCGGCACGGCTGTTATGCTGATTCAGCCTGGCGATGAGACCGCACCTATCCGCTTTACCCCAGTTCCACAGTATTTGGTGGCTCTGGAAGAAGGACCGCATGGCTCGGTAGACAATGTTTACCGTAAGTTGCGGATCAAAGGCGAGGTTATTGACCGTCAATGGACTGATGCCAAGATTCCAGCCATGCTAAAGGACCAGATCCAGCGCAAACCTACTGACGAGATCAGTTTGCTTGAGGCTACGGTCTATAACAAAGATCTTGGCGTGTATTGCTACCATGTGATTCACGAAAAGAGCAAAGAAGAACTGGTCTATCGGACGATGAAGATCAGTCCGTGGATTGTTGCCCGATTCATGAAGGTCTCTGGTGAAGTCTATGGTCGTGGGCCGCTGCTCTCTGCCATGCCTGACATCAAAACGTTGAACAAAGTGCTGGAACTGGTGCTAAAGAACGCATCTTTGGCTATTGCTGGCGTATATACAGCGGCTGACGATGGCGTTTTGAACCCACAGACAATCCGTATCCAGCCAGGAGCCATCATTCCAGTGGCCCGTAACGGTGGCCCGACTGGTCCTAGTCTCCAACCCCTGCCTCGTGCTGCTGATTTCAACGTCAGCAACATCATCATCCCTGATCTGCGGATGAACATCAAGAAAACCCTGCTGGATGACAGCTTGCCGCCAGATAACATGTCTGCTCGGTCGGCTACAGAGATCGTCCAGCGCATGAAAGAGTTGAGTCAGAACCTCGGCTCGGCTTTTGGTCGCCTGATTACCGAGGCAATGATTCCAATCATCAACCGTGTTCTGTTTATCATGGACGATCAGGGCTTGATTGACATGCCTCTGAAAGTTAACGGTCAGGAAGTTAAGGTTGTGCCAATCTCACCATTGGCTCAGGCGCAGAACATGGATGAAGTAAACGATGTCCTGCAATTCATGCAAGTCGTTG